GCGAGAGGATCTAAGGCGCTTTGTATTGCCTGTCCTCTATCTTGTTGCACTTGTTGCGCTAGATTATCAAGTAACTTTTGTGTATCTGACATAATCTGTGTTTGATACTGTCCCCGAATGTCCTCAGACACATCTTGTTCTTGATTTATGCGATCCTCTATTTCAGCCCTTAACGCTTCCAAATCAGATTGTCTTTGCGTGCCTATTTCTTCAGCCAGACCAGGCAATACATTTTGAGCAAAAATATTGGGCAAAACTTCCTCTACACGATCACCGATAACACCCAAACCTAAGAGATTGTCTCCGATTGTTCCTGCAAAATCATCAGTAAGCATTTCTTCTCGTAGAGCATCAATAGCCGCTTTTAAATTTTCCTCTTGCGTACCGGTAGCGGTGCCCAACTGCTCTTTCAAATCTTCGATCCGCTCCCCTATCGCACTATTTCTCTCGCTCGCCGTTTCTTTAATTGTTTCGTTATCTGTTTTTAATGCGTCTATCCTAGCTTGTATATCTTCTATGGGAAGCCCTGTTATGTTTTCAGATAGGTCTGCAATTTTATTTTCTAACCCGGTAATAAGCGCATCTCGTTCGCCTCGCAACAATTCACTCTGTTCACCGGTTTCTGTTTCTACAGTGTCACCCAAGGACACAAAGTCCTCACGTAATGCATCTATTTCGCTCTGTATCGCATCTGCGGCTTCTTTTTGTGTGCCCGTAAGGTTTTCATCTCTTTTATCTAATTCAGCTTTTATATCCTCTTTTATGGCGGTTAAATCACCTCCTAAAGAAGACATTCTCTCTTTGAGATCAGCAACTAATGACGATTGTGTGTCTTTTAAATCACCTAACGATTTATCTTGCGCCTCTTTTACTTTTGCCTGTGATTCAGCAAGCTCTTGTTTTGCAGTATCAATATTAGCTTGCAAATCATCTAATAATTTTTGTCTTTCATCTCGTAGCGATTGTCTTTCGGTAATACCCTGCGCTTCTAGAGCTTTTTGCCTTTCGTCAACCTCTGCCTTAATTGTCGCTAGTTGATCTTCAAGTTGTTGTGTAAGCGCAGATCTTTGACCTGCCTCCGCTTTTGCAGATGCTAAATTTTCTTCTTGTAAAGTTTTTTTAAGATCTGATAAGGCCGTCTCAAAAGTAGAAGTCTGCTGTGCTCTTTGATTAGCGAGCAACTCTTCAACTCTGCGCCTTTCATCTTGTTGCGTGTAATCTGGCGCATCAAGCGTTCTCAGTGTAGGTACCTGTATACTCTCTCTATCACCACGGGCAAAAACAGGACGTTGTAACAAATAGTCTTGTAGACCTGCGTAAGGCGAAACACTAGAACCGTATTCTTGTGCCGCTCTACCTATTTCGTCTAGCGTTTGTAAGTCATCTTCTACTGCCATTTACATCACCAATTTTTGCAAGACCAGTAAGAAGGCGCAAAAACGTCTTTTTTCTTTTCAACTGCATCACAGTTATGTCGTGCCCTAAAACTTTTGCGTCTTTCTGGATTGCTTTTTTTAATTTTCATGTTGGGATCACCGTAGCGAACAATTTTCACCTGGTCTCCCTTTTTTGCTAAGACTTTGAATTTTTTACTACCATCACTATCACGCACCTGTTGATTGTAACCAGGAAAAGACTCACCACGATAGGTGAGCCTTCCTGATTTTGTGCGTGTTACATCACTTGTATCAGCCATAACTCTTGATTAATTCCAAAATAATCATGTAAGTATCGCCGCTATCATGGCCGACCGTAGTAAAATCAAGATCACCTGTTTTTCCTGATCCCGCATTATTTGGAATTCCTGAAAAATTAGAGTAGTCATGATATCCATTACTATCCTCGGACAAACCAATAGCTAAAACATTGGATGTTGCATCAAACTCAACTTTTACCGCCATGCCTGTGCACTGCCACCAAATTTTATTAATTTGAACGCCACTGCAATCTTGACCTAGATGGTTTTTTGTTAGAGCCGATACATCTACCTTTTTTACTGCGCTTTCACCTGTGCCATCACTAGCATTGGTGAATTTCAATACGGCTTTTCTTTCACCGTCCTGTATTGTTTGAGAAGTGACAGCATCTGCCATGGTACACCCCCTTACAATTCAGTATCAGCAGTACGCTCTTTACCCGCTAACACGTAATCAATTGTCATTACTTTCGCCGCAGAAGCGCCATTTTGTATTCCAAAAGATACGTTTAGCTCTTCGTCATCTGGTGCGTTAGTTGAAACCACTGTGCCCGCTAAGACGTTATTTTGGAAAACATGAAACTTTTGATCTCTAGGATCATACACAAATCCGACGGTTGTAAAAGTATCGTCAGCCATCGCAGTCGGTAAATCCAAAGTGCTTTGTGTTCCATCTTTTTCAAGAATAAATTGTAAAGTCGTAGATCCGTCCGTCAACAAAAAGAATGCTCCATCAGATACATCTAACGGAGTTGTATCAGTTACTTGTAAGCCCATAACCACATCTGATGCATCCGCGTCTGATGTCTTGAAGCGAGCCTTAAAGTACAATTGTTTTCCGGCTTCATACTTAAATGATTCTTTTTTCAACTGCAAGAAATCATGGTCATTGTCGCCCGCCGCATTAGTAAGCGCTAATAGGCCGCCATCACCATCGATGATTGCTTCTGTTGCTGAACCAGACCCGTCTTCGGTAGTTGTTACTGTCCAATCGCCCGCTGTGTAAACGTCGAAGTCATTAAAGTAAGTGTGATATTTGGTGGGATCGGGTTGCTTGATCTTGCCAAGCGTTCCGCCTGCACCGACGTTTGTAACGCCTGAAGTAAAATGTGTTGTCATAACAGTTCCTCCTTTGAAACCAGTAATTACCCCATGTAATTACCATTAGACATTTACATATTATTCTAAATTTAGATGAAAAAAAAGGGGGCCGAAGCCCCCTTTCATCCAAACCCAAAGGGAGGGTTTTTCTCAGGGGAGTTCTATGCTCCTTGAGATCCGTAAATACCTCTCCAATCACTGAACCCAAATGAATATCTTTCACGAGCCTTATATCTAATGTTTCCAGTAGTGAAATCTGGCTCCATTGAAGTCTCCATTGCAGTTCTTTGGAACATTTTAAGACCCTCACCGGCATCTGTAACCGAAGTTAAGATGAAGTAAGCGTCTGGGTCAGTTAGGTAATGATTTACTGTATACCCGCCCGGCAACACTCCAGTGTTCCTGATAGCGTTGAGATCATTATCCGCAGTGCCTGAACGTAATGTTGAGTTCAGAATACGATCTGCGACGAAAACAAGCTGTGGAGGAACGACTAACTTAGTTGCCTGAACACTAATAGTTAGACCACGATCATCAGTAAAAGTAGAAATGTCAATCAACATATCTTCTAATGAAGTCTCGTTAAGGTCTGCCATAGTGGTCGCTCTGTTAGCGGCTGAACCACCACCCGCAAGTGGGTGATCAGTAGCGATAAGACTCTTACCGTCTCCGCCTAAAAAGCTTGCAGAGAAAGCGTTATTGAGTACGTCTGCACCTTTTACTTCTTTTGTGTTAGCCATAGAACGAGCTAACGCCTTAACGTATCGCTTGCCCAATGAGTCATACAAATTATCTTCGACTGCCTCATCGGTCAATGCAAACGCTAAAGCTACAGTATCGTGTGTATAACGTGCTGTAAGGCCTTCGCTTGCGTTGTCAAATACTACACCTGCACCTTCTGTTTTAGTTGGCGCAGACCCAAATCCTGTTATCAAAACCTCTTCTTCGAAAGCTCTCTGAGAATCTTCAATTGAGAAGATTTCTTCGTACTCTCGATCATATGAATCATAGCTCATACCAAAGAGGCTATTGAGGCCAGGCTCTAACTCTTTAGCGAGTTGTGCTCTTGAAATTGCCATCTGTTAGCCTCCTTATGCTAATCCGGCGCCTTTGACGCCAAATACGTGATTTTGAATTACACAATAGACATTGGTCGAATCAGAAGAAACATCATCGTTCTCTGGATCTTCACTTATGTCAATGACTTTAACAGCAAGACTAGTTCCTGTTGCGCCATCTGCTACATTAAGCTCCGCTCCAGAAATACCAGTAACGGTGCTTCCTGCGCTTGTGTAAACAATGTCGAAATTGCCAAAAATATCTGCGATTGGGAACGCGGCGTTACATTGAATTTCAAAAACGACCATAGGATCGTCAATTACAAATGCAATGATATCACTAGCGTTTGTTGACGCAGGGTAATGATTACTAAAAACTTGCTCTTTTGTTGTAGGATCAGTGAATTGACATCCATTGAAAACTCCTACTATCGGGACTGTACCACCATCAGCGTGCACCTCGATACCACCGCCAGTTACCTGAGCAACCATGTCGCCTTGAAAAATTGACGTTCCATAGTTTGCGGCTATACGATATCGACTTTGACCTCCTGAGTAAGGCGCACCACCAATCATTTTGACTGGCTTCATCCCAAACGCGGCATCTTTATTAGCCATGTTGGACTCCTTAATTTTTTCCGAAAGTTACTCTTGTGTCTCTCTTCGGATCATACTTAACGTATCGGGAATCACCTCTTACTTCGTTGAACATTGTATTATCTAACGCACCTTTAGCTTCTTCAGCTTTGTTAGAGTAATAACTATTTCTCTCAGCGACCGTCTCGTTAGGTATTTTCGCGAGGAGAAGACCCTCGTTATATACCACACCAGAGTGTCTGCCATCTGTATCCATAGTAGGTAGAGTATCTGACCACTCAGGAGGCAGATCTTCTGCTCTTACGAGCTCCCAACCTTCCCTAATCCTTCGTGATACGTTTGCTCTATCCTCCTGACCTAACATTGACTCCCTTATCCACCGATAGGTAAATCCTGGAGGTGCAGGTGGTGTATCAAGCTTTCGCACTGGTGACCACGGTTTTCGCCTTACTTGTTTATCGTGTTGTCGGCTTTCACGCGATGAACGTACTGAGTTTTCTGCCATTATCTTGCCTCTCTTTGAGCTATCTTTTGCTTCTCTTTTGCCACAACTTTTAGCCATTGTTCTTCTGACATATTATGCGGCTTAAGACCTCTAAGGCGCTCGACTTCGGACTTTGTAAACTTCACTCCGTTCGATTTGCCTCGTGTTTGTTGCCGACCACTTGTAGTGGTAGATGCGACTCTTTGCACGGCGGGTCGCTCTTCTTTTGCTTCGACATTATCTCCTTCAGCGATATTTTCTTCGCTAACAAGGTTAGGATAAACTTTTTTAACGCGAGAATCTAGTGCTTCGTAATATTCTTCACTATCTGGCTCAAAACCTTCATTTATTAAATTAAAATGAGTAAAGTAAGCGAACTGAGTTGCTTGCGTGTGCTCTTCATCTTCAGCGTTACCATACCAAGAATTTTTAGCGTGCCATTTTTTCGCTTGCTCGGTTGGTTGTACAGGTTGCTCTGCTTGTTGCTGTGGCTGTTGTGCCGGCTGTTCTTGATATGGTTGATAATTTTCTTGTTGTTGAGGTTGCCTAGTTTTTGCAACTCTTAACTTCTCTTTCTGTATACTGATGTCATTTTTTAGGCTATCTGCCTTTGACATTAAATCTGGATCACCACTCTCTACGGCTTTGCGGTAGATATCATCGACCTGTGCACTTTTTGCGTTGAGAGCTTCCTCCTCCTTTGCCAGTATTGCAGATGATTGTTGTTGAGAATAAGCTCTGTATTGTTGGAGCTCTTTCTCTTTTTCCATCGCAAGTCTTTCGAGTTGAGCCGCTCTTTCCTCAGCCGCTCTCGTTTTGGCATTAAGTTTGTTAATCCTTTTAGAAACGCCCTTAGTGTACTTTTCAAGTTCATCACCATCCCCCTCTGCTTGTTGCGGTGCAGGGCTATCTTCTGTAACCTCAACCGCTATCTCTTCTTCAGGTGCTTTGTTTTCTGCTTCTTGCGCTGTATTTTCTATCATGCGAAACCTACTATATCTTCTGGGTCTTTGACCGTTGCTATAATTTCATCGTCATTGATAATGCGACACTCACAAATCGACTCTTCTCCCTTTTCGTCAAACATCTTGACTTTAAATCTTGCTCCCGCATAACGACCTATCGCTATATAATCTCCCTCCTCACACCAATGCTTACCGCCAAACTTTTCTTCGTCGTTATAACAAAGCGGCCCTTTTCGTATAACTTTTGCAACCACAGTTGCTAAAGCCTCTCTATCTAAAGTTTCTTTAGTAAGCTCTATGCCACCTTTGGTCTTGCTTTTCATGGTGTAAGGTAATACTAAAATTCTCCAACCAGTTGGTTGTGGTAAATAATCTATCGCTGATTCTGTCACTACGAGTTCCTTTTATAATAGTCTTTTATAGTTTGTTCTACATATAATAAACTATTTAACTCGCCTTGCAAATATTTATAATGTTCGACATCTTTTAACATACCGTTCATCAGCGTGTTTTTAATAAGCTCACGTCGATCTTCGATATTTTTCTTTATCGTTTCCGCTAAATCTAAATCTTCCATCAAACAAGCTCGTAGTAACCAAGTCCTTTAGTAGCCGCACCACCGCCACGCACAGTTTTTTTCACGCGCTTATATACAGCGCCACCGTCTTTCATGCTTTGCGCCTTATTTAGCGCGATTGCTACTGCTTGCTTTTGGTTTCGGCCCTCTTTTTTTAGCTTGCTTATGTTTTTGTTTATCGTCTTTTGGCTTTTGCCTTTTTGTAGTGGCATCTTTTTTCTCCTTGACTGGTTTTGGTTTTGGTGTCTCTTTTACTTCTGGAGCAGGTAACTCTTCTCCGGTTTCAATCTTGTGCATCTTACGAGCGATTCTGTCCATGTTTACTTGGTGAGCCGCTTCTTTTTCTTTGCGCTCTTTTTCTACCGCTACTGCTTCTAATTCTCGCTCAAGTTTTTTTTGAGCACGTAACTGCTTGATTGCATCTAACTTATATGATGTTGTCATCGTTGACCTCCAAATTTAGCTTGCATTTCAGATAGCTTTATATCCGCCTGTTGCTGTAAGCGTGTTATTGCTAAATCAAGCTTGTCATCTGCAACTTGCTTGGTTGTCGCAATTCTTTGTTTTGCTATCTCGTTTTCTAACAATTGACCCTCTCGCCGTGTATTTTCGCGCTCATCAAATTGTCTATTGTCTTCATCTAACTCCGCTTTCCTAAGCTCTAATTCTTGTTGTCTAATTTTAACTAACGGATCTTCGTCAGTGCCTTGACCAATCGACAACAACAAGTCTTGTGTTAGCTGTGCAAGTATAGGTGCTGATATTTTATCGCTAATCATTTGCAACTCTTGCATCATTGGTTGTACCGATTGTGGGTCAGCCTGTCCAGAGTCTACGGCTTGTTGCAGTTGCGACATTTGTTGCATTACCTCTGGAGGCATTTGTTGTTGCGCTAATTCACTTGCTAGAAACTGTAGGTGTTGCATCATGTGGGACATAATATTACCTTGTAATACAGGGTTTTGTTTGACTACATCTGTTAAAAACAATGATCTGTGCGCGTCAACGTGAGCTTGATGATTCTGTTGGGCAAACGCTATTGCAGGCTGTCCCATCAATAAATCACTGTTTTCTAAACCTGCATCGACCGGAGGGGGTGGCGGCGGTGGAGGTGGTGGGGGTTGCAGAAGAGACTCCACATTGTCCACTCCAAGCGCCGCGTACATTCTAGTATAAGCCTCATAAATACCTTGCGGGCCATGTATTTCTGGATTTGATTGCACCATTGCTAACAACTCTTGTGCCATCGTAATTCTTTGAGACTGTGAAAAAATATTTGGATCTGAGACAGGAACTATATCTACTCGCGCATCAAAGTCTGCACCTTTTATTTCTTGTGGCCCGCTACCTGTCATGTAGGGATAGCTCGGCGGTAAAAACTCTCCAAACACTTTTGCTAATAAATTAAATTCTAATTTTTGTGAATAATGCAAGCGCTTATGAATCGCTGACATCACTTTAGTGCCGCGCTCTAGTAAAGCAACTGTCGTGCCTACGGGCATGGCTTGATTCACATCTCCGACGTTTGTATCAGCGATAGATGCAAATCGTTTACCTGCATCCACCATCAAACCGAGCAAATTCATTAATACGTTTGAAGGCTCTTTGATAGGCAATGGTATTAAGTTTTCTCTAAGAGATGCGCCGGTTGTGTCAATGTCTCTGAACTCACCAGGTTGTAGCGGGTCATCCTCATCTCGGATTCTCATGCCGCGTGCTTTAAATCCTGCCGGTAAGTTAGCCAAGGTGCCGGCATCGATAAGCTGTCTCAGAATACTAGTGCTAGCTTTCGCTAATCCGCCTATCATGTGTGATAAACCTAAACCGTAAAAACCTAAACCAGGTAAAAACTTGTACTGAACAAAATAGTTAATCTTTTGTTTAAGTGGATCGTTTTCTGCATAATTCCTGCGAATAGATAAAACTTTTTGTGATGGCTCATCTATAGTAATGATGTAAGGAAGTTTAAGTCCGGTGTTTTCTCCGCCTGAATCTACATCTTCAAAGCCTGGCAAATCTAATATCGTGTGCACTTCATAGACCGTGTGATCTCGGTCTTCTTTATAGGACGGATGCATACCCTCGATGTCGTCAATCTCTTCTTCTATCTCATCGCGAGTGTAAGACATGTTGCCGCCTTTCAACTCTATATCTGCATAGAAGCCTGCAAGTTGTTGTTTTCTAATTTCATTTTTTGACATCGAGAGAACATGAGTAACACGTTCAGCAGTAAAAATATCTGTTGCCTCATAAGGCACTATCAAATCTTGCGGCTCAATAAATTTAGACATTGCTTTATTTAAGGCAGTGTCAAAGTATACTTTTTTAAATGCTGATCCGGCTAACGGTAGATAAAACAACAACATATCTAATTCTGGATCATATTCCTCCATCACATTCATGATGTAAAAGTTCATAAACTCTTGAACACGGTCTGCTTGCGCTTCAGTGTCTGGCGTGCGTGCGCCTATTATTTCTGTCTTTACTGGCCCTTTTGGTGGTAATAATTCTTTATATGCTTGTGCTTGAAACTGTGTAACAGCCTCAGCAAGTATCGGGTGTATGACACCTGTTGATCCTTGAAAGGGAGTAGAGCGTGTCTCATCAAACTTCATGCCCAAATATTTTAAGCCGTCTGTGTAAGTTTTTTCCCACTCAGATCTAGATTCCTTGTCTGCTTTGATAGCGCTTAACACATCCGATGCCAAGGCAGAGAGTTCGCCATCATCGACTTGATCAACTAAGTTTGCATCAAAACTAATGTCTGGTGTTGATATTTCCTCTGCTTCATCATCAATTAAGATGCTCTCTTCCATAACCAGTATTTCTGCCGCATCTCGTATCTGATCCGCACGACTTGGCTCTGGTATTACTTCTACCTCTGCGCCCATTGGCATAACGTCAGGATTGTCTGCCGTTCCTAATTTTTGTTCTTTTCTTTCTATGACCATCAGTAGTACACCATCCTATTCCGTTGTAGCGGTTTTATCTCGGTGACGTAATCATTATCCAAAGATAAAAAACCACCCTGTCTAAATCGCATCAATGCCATCGTTGAGCTATCGCAATAGTCATCGTGATCTCCATACGGAAATGATGCCATCTCCTCAACCACCTCATCAGCAAAATCCTGATCTGGACACCATACCATACCGCTCTCAAAAATGGGAGCCACAGAGTTCATACGAGCAATTTTATCTTGTCCCCTTGATGGCGTATAAGCAGTGACAGGGATGCCCATGCGCCTTAATTCTTGCGTTAGAGGAGTGCCTGATGCCTTTGCTTCGATTAAGATACAATCTGGCTCCCAATATTTGTATTCTTCCCATGCTAGTTTTTTTAGCTCAGGAAAGTCAAGACGCACTCGCTTTGCATCTAACAATATTATTTGTTCTTGATCTAAATACTCAAACACTGCCCATGTTGTGATAGCGCTATAGTCAGCCGTTTCTTTTTTAGAAAATGCAGTATCGTAAGATTGTATGACGTAAGAATAAGCAGGCACATCCGTCTCCCATCGTCTCCACCATTCTCTTTTAACAATTGAGCCTTCTTCTGCGGTAGGATTTTGCATCCATTGAGCGTTCCATTTTGATACAGGCAAGGATGCTTTTACAGATAGCAGTTCTTCTTTTTTCCAAAACTCAGGCCATAAAGGTGTGTCTGATTCGGGCATAATCGCAGGGAACTCTATGACCTCCCACTGATCTGCGTAGTCATCTCCTTGTTTTTTGAGAACTTTTCCAACGAGATCTTTAGTGCTCCAACGTGTCATTACGATAACGATAATGCCACCAGGCTGTAGTCGCTGTCGCGGGCCAGAGGTGTACCACTCATACACCCCGTCCATTGCTGTCGGACTTAGCGCGTCTTGTTCAGATACTGGATCGTCGATAATGAGTAAGTCTGCACCTCGACCAGTAATGGCTCCTCCGACACCCGCGTAAAATGATTCGCCGCCCTGATTGGTTGTCCACCGTCCGGCTGATTTGTTATCAGCCTCAAGGCTAAGATTAGGAAAAACATTCTGATAATCATCGCTGTCGATAATGTTCCTTACACGTCTACCAAACCTAACCGCTAATTCTGCGGTGTGTGTGGTTTGTATAATTTTAAGATTACCGCGTAGGCCCATCATCCACGCGGGAAAAAACGTAGATGCAAACTCTGACTTAGTGTGTCGTGGCGGCAAACAAACAATCAAGCGCTTTAACTTGCCTTGCGCTATTTTGTTAAATTTTTCACCAATAATTTTGTGATGTCGGCCTTCAATAAAATCAGGCCACTGTGATTTTACAAACTTAATAAAATCTTTTTGACACTCTTCTTGTTTCTCAATCTGATCATACTTTGCAAGCAACGCTACCGCTTCTTGTTGCTCTTGTTGTGATAGAATCTCAAAATCTTTTAGATCTGCACCTAACATAATTATACAATAAATTCAGGAGGATATTCGCCAGTTCTAATCATTTGACATAATCTTTTTGCTCTATTGCCTACTTGTTTGGCCCAACGGCTATCGTAAAACTCTTCAGACGCAGTACGATAATTATCTTCTGACATAGCGCGTAGAGCGTTTTTAAAACCTCGCAAACGAGAAGCGCCTAGATTAAAAGAAATGTCAATTAAGGCGTTTTGTCTTACCTCATCAAGCGTATCAAACCAATCATATTCTCTAGACAACTCCTCTGTCACACGCTTGATATCGTTATCTAATAAATAGTCTATTTCATCGTCTGATAAACCTAACCCGGATTGTGAGACGTTTCGCCCCACGCCTAGCGTTTCATATCCTGCCGAGCACAGATAGACGTGTCTCTTCACGCCTTCATGCAGTTTTAACATACGCTTTAGAATCATTACTGCTCTCTACTAACTTTCCTCACCTTTTCAACGGTTCTAAGTGTGCCTAGGCCTAACATTCCCATCAAAACAGGCATCATTTGCGTGGTATCGATCATGGGTATTTGAATGTCAATAGAGGCTAAGGCTAAGGCAAAATTAGCCATCGGGATCAATATAAAGTTCGACGCAAATCCTAGTGCAGAAATCCAACCAACTGCCGGCCTCCACCCCGCGACAAACATACTACTACTTGCGGCCTCCATCTTGTTGACTTCTATTTGTCCTTTTGCAAGCTCCTGAGCATGGCGTTCTGCCATTGTGCTTATTTCATGAGCTAACGCGGCCTTTTGATCTTTATCTTCAATAAATTTATCTAACAGTTGTGTGGCAGGGCCAATTAAATTTGCTAACATGATATCTCCTATTTTTTAGCCATATAGGCTGTTGCGCCAAAATACAAACCGATGACGGAGGCTTGACTTAGGAATATCATATCGCTCATAGCGCTCCATGTGTCGAGTCTATCTTCAGCAATAATTAATGATGCGAGCGGATAGAGGATCATAGAAATCATAGCGACCCACGCCATTCTTCTTTGTGTGTCTGCTTTTTCTTCTGCTAACTCTTGTTTAAGTATTTCATTGTGTCTGGCGATTTCTTCGTCAGTCACAGTTCCATCACCGTCAAAGTCATATTCTGCGTATTTTGATTTAGGTTCTAATTTTTTGGGAGTCATAATTATTTTTCTTCTGTTGGGATAACAGGAACATCACTTTCTGGGCCAAAAAGCCAAAAAAACACTATGATACCAATCAATATAAGAAATAATAAGACTAAATGAATCCAATGCGCCTCATCTCCCCCATTATATTCTTGCCATCCCATCGGTCACATCCATTTTGCTAATGCAATTGCGGCTAAGATAAAGGGATAAACACCCACTATCATCATCATCAACCGGTCAAATTTTTTACTCCCCGCATCTAATCTTTTTTCTATATTCTCATAGCGTAAGGCGCACTCTTTTTCATGCGCCTCTATTCTAGCTAAACTTTCTTTAACGGTTGCCACTAATGAGTTTCCTTTTCCTCCCCTTCAGCTTCTAACTGCTGTGTCAGCATATTATTAAACGCTGTGCTTGCCACTTGCAGTTGTTCCAGTTGAAACTGAGTTTGCCCAATCTTCCGATTGATGTCCAAGATATGATTCACCATTGTTTTTTGTGAATCATTTAGCTCTTCAACTAAATACTCTTTTTCATTAACCGTGATGGTTGGTTTTTTTTCTTCTTCTGCCATTTTTCTTCTCCGTAAGTTATAAATGTTTACATTATTTTATAATGATTTATAACTCATCGCAAATTTATGGTGCTAAACCAGGCTCTTCTTCTTCGACCGGCATCGGAACCACGTTGAGCCTCGTGACTTTAGTATCAGCGGGCACAAACTCTGGCCTACAAAATATCGTGCCCTCTTCAAAGCCATGAAAATATCGACGCTCTCTAGTCATCTCCTGTACGATCCACTCACAATGCTGTGGGTTCAAAAAATA